CGTGGCTATTACATCATCACCGACAATGACATCGCCGCCACAGGAAAGATCCGCTTCGGCGAAGAGACTGGTACTGACTCGCAGCGTCCCCGCCGAGGACCGGTAAAGCCGGGTATCACCTGACCACCACATGGACCCACTGCCATCCATGCGGAAGTTGTCCCCGGAACCGTTGACATTACGGATCAGGTCGGCCGACGTGGCGATCTTGGTCAGCAACGACTGGGGCACGAACTTCCGCTTGTCGATGACGTTGTTGGTGAAGTTGCTCCCCCCGGCAGCACAGAACACCGCCGCCAACACGGTGACGGTGGTGTCCACATCTTTGAAGACAGGGTCATTCGCCATGTCCCCGGGGATGACGACAAAGGAACCCGCCTGGTTGACGGCCAGCAGGTCGAAACGATCCTGCGGTCCGCCCATCCCCAACGTGGTCGAACTGTTCGCCAAGGAGACAAGGGCACCGTTCACCACGGCGGTGCCGCCCAATGTCATAGCCGTCGTGCCGGAACACGTGACCTGACAGCCTTCGATCACGCCCCACTTGGAGTTGGCGAGAGTGTTGAAGTCGACCTGATCGGGTTCCGCCATCCGCGGGCTGGCGAGGCCCGAGCCGTCACTACCGGACGCGTTGGGGATGAGAAACCCAGCGTGTTTGAGGGTAGGGGACGCCACGAAAGACTCCTATCGGCCGATCTGGTAGGTGTACCCGAGCTTGTAGAGATACCGAGCCACGTCCACGGGCAGCCGATAGCGCTTGTTGGCCTCCAGCTTGTACTTGTAGTGCGGGTTGCCGTAGGTGAACTCCTCGATGGTCTCGGCCATGCGGATCTCCACCATGCCGTTCTCGATGTCGCTACGGCGGGGCGCCACAGGTTCGACTTCGATCTCCCGGTGGATCGGGACACCATCAGGAGTGCGCTCCACCTGTTGCTTGGGGAACCCGAGATCGGAGGGCCGGGTGACGCTGCTCTCCTCGTCTACTTCGACTTCGGCCTCTACGGTTGGCTTGGCAGTAGCCACGATGTGTTCTCCTTTCGATTACAGATTGCTGGCGATGGTCTCAAGCTGATTGATCAGCGTGACGCGGTTCTTCCCGAGACGCTCCGAGTCGATGAGGTCGCCCACTTCTTCGGCCGTGGTCAACGTCTCGGCGTAGGTCACCACTTCGGCCACGGTGTAGTCAGCAGGGTCGTACTCGGCAGCGGGCGGCGGCTCTTCGGGCGGCGGCTCTTCGTCAGGGGCCGACTGCTGCTCTCCCATGAGAACTTCTCTCGGCGCCGCCCCGGCCACGGCGGTAACGGTGATGTTGTAGGTACCAGCAGCGGGAGTCTGGCTCGCCGCCGATGCCACCGTGCCGCCCGATGCCGCCGACGTGACGTTCGCCGCCACGCAGGGATAGGTGAACGTGGTGCCCGACGGTGTGCTGGCGATGACGAAGGTGCCATCGAAAGGAGCACCGACACCGGAGACGGTGACCACCTGACCGACGGCGAACCCGCTGGTGGCCGTGGTGGTGAGAGTGGCGACGTTGTTGGTGAGCGCCTTGTTGCTGACGGTGCGAGAGACGTTGGTGACCGTCAACGTGGCCGTCTTCGATCCGGCGGCGGCGTAGGTGACGGCCGACGGTGCTTCGACAGTCTGCGGGGTCGGTGTGCCGTCGGGCGGGAAGGCCCAGGAGAAGTCCTGATCGGGCCGAGGCGACGGAGCATCGAGGGCGAAGGTCCAGATCAGTCCGTTGGCCGGGGTGACGGTGGCGTAGGTCGACTGTCCTTTGGCAACGGCCTTCGACCCGAAAGTATGCGGGCCATGTACGGACACAATGCTCATGTGATAGCTGCCTTTCAGACAGAGAGGCAGAGAGGTATGACCCCCTCTGCCTCCACGTCAGTCCTAGTTGGTGATGATCTTGACGACTGAGCTATCGGTCACGACGCCCCAGCCCCAGATGGAGTACCACGCCAGCGCGTGCTCACGACCGAAGTCGAGGACGCCACCGTCACGCAGTTCGACGGGAAGGCTGATGGCATGGCCGAAGGCGTTGTCGCCCAGCATGATGGCTTCGTAGACGCCACCCGTCGGACCCCACGGCTCACCCCAGCCCGGGAGTGCCGTCTCACCAGGGATCAACGTGGCCGGACCTGCAGTGGCCTGGGTACCCGCAGTAGAAGGATCAAGGTCGATGTCAGGCCAGGCGTCGTCAGTGGTGGGCGCATAGCCCGCAGGCGTACCCGTGCCACCCGCCGAGATCTGAGCAGCGGTGACGCCCAGAGCAGTACCACGCCAGTCGTACGCCGACGGTGTCGGAGTGGAGACGGCGCCGCCAGGAAGCTGAGGCCACGGGTCGGCGATGTCGGCTGCACCAGAAAGAGGAGCGGCGATTTGCGTGGTCTCAATGAACACAACATCGTTGAGACGGCCAATCTCTCCAAGCATAAAATTGCCTGGAGCAGCGTATTTAGTCACTTCAATCCACTCGGGAGTGTCCCTTAAACGACGACTCTGATGCGGGTGGATAAATGCTACATACGTCTCGCCCAATCTCGGAATGTTCTTCGACGCCAGAACCTCGACGGCATCCTTGATGGCATGCGGCGTGAGGTAGAAGTCGTCGGCCACCGAACCGGTGCCGCCGGAGGTGGTGACCTGGGTCAGACCAGTAGCGGGAGTCCCCGGCTCGTACACGCCATAGCCCACGTTGATAGCGGTGGGCTTGCCGTACCCGAACACCACTGACGAGGCCCGCTGCAGCGTGGCCCTGGCCTGGGCATCCATGTACAGCGCCATGTTGCGCCCGAGCAGACGAGAGGCGGACGCCATCACGTCATCGAAGGAGGCGTTGAGCAACAGTTCCGACACGGCAACGGCGAACCCTTGCTCAGCCACGGTGATGGCGTACTGATTGGCCGTAATGGCGTGGGTCTTCATGCGAACACCTTCGACCAATGGACCCGAAGGCATTGGAAGATTGTTGTATCTCATGAAGTTAACTGTCAAACCAGGCATTGTGCCCAATTCCGTCTTTTTTACGGCAAATTGCTCGAAACGGAGGACGGGCATTGACTGGAAAAGGATCTCCTTCGACCAAATCGTTTGGATGGCCGGGCCGAGCATGGTTGAGCCAGTAGCCACCGAACCGGAGTAGCCGACCCCGGTGTTGTCCATCGTGGACGGGCCGTAGTAACCGACCGGATCCGCGTACTGGGAATAGGGACCGCCTGTAGCGACTCTGGTCGTACCGGTAACACCGGAGACGACGGGAAGCTCGCCACCAAGTGAGCCACCTGCGGGCATGGTGGTATCTCCTTCTTATGGAGCAACGGGGTGTGTCAACCGACAGCCCCTATGGATTGGGTTGTGCCGTCAACCCCTACGGTTGTTGGGGCTGGTCGCTTGCAAAAGGTGGCTCCGATAGCGTTTGTACGTATCCATGTCCATGCCCTTGATGTCTTCGGGCGTCAACGACTCATACGACGGCATTTGCTCCATTGGCCCTACAGGCGGAGACGTTGGTGCTGCTCCCCGCGGTTGATACGGAACCTGAGGCGGTTCCGCCTGAACCAGATTGTTAATGATAGAAGCAGACATCTGCTTCAACTCTTCGATGGAGGCGTCAACCGCCTCCGGGGTGTCCCCCGTAACAAGGTGGCGAAGCTCAGGGATCACGTATTCCGATTCCTGGGCAATACGGTCCCGCTTGTAGAGCGCCGCCTCTTGCAGCATCCGCTCCTTGGCGAACACCTCACGTTCGGTCTCCTGGGTTTGCCGGATCCGCTCGATCTCGGCCCGCATCTCGGCTTCTCGCCGATCCATCAGTGCCCGGAGATCCAACTCACTCTCTTCCTTGGCCTTGCGGGCAGCCTCGGCCTCGTCGGCCAGACGCTGACGTTCGGCCAACTCGGCCTGACGCTCCTGCTGAAGGGTCTTCAACTGAGAACCCATGTCCTCGATACGCCCGTACAGCTTGTCCTTCTCCTGCTTCCGAGCGTTTTCGATGTCCTCATCGGTCCACCGATAGGCCGGGCGCTGCTCAGTGGCAGGCGTCCCCGTCACCACGACGGGTTGGCTGACCTGCTGGTCCGGACGTTGGTTAGTGGTCTGCCATTCGGTTGCTGAACGAGGTTGGGCTGGTGTCGCCCCGACAATGATTCCGTTGCCTGTATCCCCGATGCTGTTCTCCGTGTTAGCCATGATTCCTCATATTCAGTGTTGTTACTTATAGCACGGTATGGGCTGGTACTGCTGTATCACTGCCTGGCTCACGTGTGATCGTCGGACTCAAAGTCGCTCAACTGGGGCGGCATGCCCCCGTAAGCCAGGAACTGCACCTCTTGGGCTACTTCCGGATTCACCGGAGGAGCCGCTGGTTGCGGGTTGCCTTCGGCGTCCTGACCCATCAAGGGCTGCCCATCGGGTGTCATGCCCGTCGCCATCATGGTGAAGGCGGCGATCTGCGAGTTGATGAGTTGGATGGCGCCCTGCTCCTTGATGTCTTCGACTGTCTCTTCGAAGATCTCCCGCAACTTCTGGTCGGGGAACTGGACGCCGAGATCCCGCAACGCTCCTCGACGGCTCTCCAACTGCATAGCCTGGAGCGCCTGGATCTCGTTGATCTTGAGCAGACGGTCGATGGGCATCGGGCTGGGCCAATCCACATAAGTGCGGTATGACACCGGAGACGCCGGGTCCAACTGGTCAACCTGGCCCTGCTTGAGCAGCGAACTCGACAACAGCGGGTTGTACATCGTCAACTCAGGGGCGAACACGAAAGCGTGCTTGATCACCAACTCGTTGACCCGTTCGAACAACTGGGTGAAGTTGGTGGTCTTGCGGTCGTGCTTGAGCATCAACGGCTGGTACTGGATGGAGAGGGCCACACCAGATGTGTTAC